GCGGAACTTTATAAGGACATACCGGTCCGTGAAAAACAAGGAGTAACGTTCAATGAGCTAAGCTCCACCAAGATAACCTGCGGCCCTTGCCAATGGCAAGCCAGTCCTGGCAACTTTCTCAACAATATCAACGACACCATTTCCAACAGCTAGTGCATCAGTCATGGTCTTGTGCCAAGTTGAATCAGAGGCAGGTGGATGTGATGTGCAAGCAGCATACGCAGGGTTCGACGGGTCAAACCGAACACGCCACTCACAACAAACCAACACTGTCAAATCAACACCTTCAGGATTGTACAAGAAAATTGGGTTAAAACCTTCTGGATGCACAACATCGTCGGTCCCAAGTGTCCCGATTGCGTTACCTTGACTGATTAGGGTCGTGAACTTGGCTAATTCGCTCATGTTGTTAGGAACGGCATCAACATGCACTCCTCTTAAAGCTAGCTTGCCAGCAGACAAGATCCTCGGATTTGAATAACTCACAAGTGATTCAGCCAAATCTTTGAAAGTCTTAGAATTGTCACCTTCAGAAGCATGAACTTTGTTCTTGCAACGCCCAATGTAGATGTCTCCACTAGTGGTTTGCAAAGCGCTTGGGTTCATAACTTGAATAGAAAAAGCGGCTGGAGTCACAGAGGACGCCAACCAAGAATCTGTGTCCATGGCACCAAAAGTGTGGTACTTAACACCGTTAGCTGTGTTTCTAGCTTGATCCAAAGCAACATTAGCAGACATAGCGTAAAGATTGCTCCATTGGCCAGCATCGCGATTAACATTGATGAAAGGGGAAAACAAAACAAACTTGTTCTCCTCATGCGTGCCCGGCTTGTAAATAGCCGTTGTCTTGATGACTGTGTAAGGAGCAACTGCACGTGGCAAAGCAAGATGTTGCGGCGCAAATGCGTTTAGACACTGGCTAAAATTTCCAGCTCGTCGACGTCTCGTCCAACGATTTCTGCGTCTCGAAGGAGCACTCCCAGCACCCTGAGGACGAGGTCCCCACCGGCGGACCACAGTAGAACCGAAAGGCTTCTGGGCAGCAGCAGCAGTACCCTGCTGGATGCCCGTTGTCAACACTGCGTCGCTTGGCGAGGAACGTCCCCATCTGCGGTTTGGCATTTCTGCGTAGACGTAAACAAAAGTAACAAATGAATGGAATGGTAAATAGAACTAACATGAATTCTTTCTTTTTAAGCGTTTTCATGGCTACAAAAGGACGGTCGCCAGCCCGTCGGTAAGTTAATGCGTGCAATAACAAACTTGCTACAACTATGCACCCCACAACATCTCAACACAGCAAGTGTCGGTACCTTTAGCGTAGGGGCCTAAATGCTTCTTGAACAGCTCAAGTGCTGCAGGTGTATTTCGTACAACATACATAAGTGCGTCAACACGCACACCAAAATCGTTGCTGTGACAGTTGGTCAGCAAATTGAATGCAAGCTTCAATGGCCTATCGTACGAGGCTGTGCAAGAGGCGCGATCGACATGGTGTGAAGTAAACGGCACCATACGCGCATCTTGGACGACAACATCACGGCTGCGTGTGCCGAACGCTTTGGCTGCCTCTGGATTAAAACCAAGGTCAGCAGCCATATCGTCGCCGTTCGCAATAATCTTGTCGGCGCCACATGCGCGGGCCTGCCCGACCCTAGAAAACGTATTGTCGCTAGTAGTCGAGCACTGGCCTGAGCCATTTAC